AGGTCATTGACCAAACTCGAAGTGTAAGCCGCACGGATCACGTCTTCTGTCAGGTTCTTACCAAACCAAGAAGCCGCATTTTCAACCGCAGCCGTGATGTTAAGTTCATCAACGTCTGTGATCTTCTTCACATTGTTTTCAGTGAGAAGATTCAAAGTAACCTCTGTGTTCTCGCCTGAAAGAGAAACGTTACCAACTCGGTTAACTTGAACAAAACATTTCTTCTTATCATCGTTGGTCGCCTTGACAAAGTAGAGACCGTCTTCACCCTTCGAAGGAGTGTCGTAAATCATCTTGTTATAGTTAATATTATAATCAATTCTTTAAACCAACAAAAGGTATCTTTGATGAGTTCCTAACTATATACTTAGGAATCCAGCCATCCCTGTTTTTCCTGTAACCATATAATAACTTAGAAGTATCTAGATTTTTATTAAACTCCTTGGCATTTGTCGGCCTGTGTGTAAATTCATTGCCAATGTAAGCTTTTGATCTAGTTTTTTTCCATTTTTGGTCGTGTAAACTAAGTTTTTGTTTTCCGTGTGTTTTGTTATAACCTTTTATGTTCATGTTGGGTACAGAAGCTTTCACCCCGTACACAATTTGTTTAGACAACCTTTCACGTACCGGTTTGGTTGTGTATTTCGTATACTTATTTGGATTTATATTTTTAACGACGGAGACGGGTACATTTGAATATTCTTTGGATTTTATAACAGGTGTATTTATTTTAGATCTTATTTTACCAAATATTTTTTCAACAGAGTCATCATTATTTATTTTGATGTTCTTGTCAATCATTTTAGAAAGTTTAACCATACGCTGTCGATCTTTCTCCTTTTTTTCTGGTCTCAAGCCAAGTTTTTGCATGAGATAAACATCTTCAATCAAAAATTGTTTACTCGCTATGCTTATCCTTTTGTCATGGATCATCCTACCCGTATCCTTATTTTTATATGTTACACCCCGGCGCTGTGTTTTCACTATTTCATAACCAAATTCCTTCGGTCTCATATAAGGAATATCAAGTATTCCACCCAATGTAAAAGGTTCTATTTTACCCTTTTCTATGGAAAAATATCTAACATTCAAATCGAGTGCAAAAAGTTCGACATCTATAAATACATCCTTTTTGCCTATACTGTTATTTTCACTTCCTTTCTTCTTTTTTATGAGAATGTATCTTCTGGTTACGTATGGACCAGTTTCGGCAAACCCAAGACCTATAAATTTTGCTATTTTGGAATTGCATTTTGCTACACGATCCTTAATTTTCGTATTATAATTTTGTGATATCTGACCAAGTTTGTCCCATGTAAGAAGTTTTAACATTTGAAGTTTTCCGAAATATTTTGTATCATATTTAATCCTAGGTATAAACTTTGTATCTATGTCACTCGTGATTATTCTATTTTCACGATCTATGTACTTATTGAATGCTTCGCCTCCAGAAATAACTAAATCTCCATACGGCTTTAGTTTTGACGAAAGTTCTCCTACGATTTTCATGACAATGTCTCTAATTTGATCGGTAACAAGAGCATATACAATCTTTTCAAATGTTTGTCCTTTGTGCATTCTAGATACACGTTTCCTGAAAGCCGATAAATTATTATTATCATAATGCTTCTTTAGTATGAGGTCGTTGAAAAATAAATTTTTTTTCAAAAATCTATTTATGACTGCCTCTGAATAAATCTCGACATCCATCGTTATTATTAATGTACAAAAAAATAAACAGTAAATGTTACTTAAAGAAAACGAACTTACAAATTGTATAATAACTAAGATGTCTCTTGAAAGCATTCAAACTGAACTCCAAGCCTTACGCAACGATCTTAAGTCTCTTACCAAGCTTGTTCGCAAGATCAAGGCCAAACAAGATGACCCGGACGGAGAAAAGGCGAAGAAGCGGGCTGAAAACAATGGCTTCAACCGTAAGCAACAAGTTACTCCGAAGCTCCGCGCTTTCCTTGGTCTCGGGGAAGACGAGCTCATCTCTCGCAGCGAAGTGACCAAGGCTATTAACAAGTACATCACCGAAAAGGGTCTTAAGCACCCCGAAAACGGTCGCCGACTTGTTCTCGATGACAAGCTTCGCGATCTCCTCGCCCCGCCGGATGATGTGCAAGTCACCTTCCTTAACCTCCAAAAGTACTTGAGCCCGCATTATATTAAGGCTTAAAAAAATGAAACGTAAACAAGACAGGAAATAAAATGTTTATAGAAAAAAATAAAATTGAGGATCTTATTGGTACTCGCATTAATAATGTGGAATTGTACCAAAAAGCATTCACTCATAAATCCGCCCTCAAAGAGTATGAAAAACTTACTGAATCCTTTGAGACACTCGAATTTATGGGTGATTCTGTATTAGGCTTTGTCATTACTAAATTTTTGTTTGATAAATACGAAAATAGACAAGAAGGTTTTTTGACCAAAGCTAGAACTAGACTTGTGCGTGGTGAAACACTCACAAACATAGCCATTAAGCTTGGATTAAATGATCTCGTTTTGATGGATGAAAAGGGGATGAGAAATGGTTGGAACAATAATCCTAAAATTTTAGAGGATGTTTTTGAAGCGCTTATTGGAGCTATTTATATGGATTTAGGTCTTCTTCATGCAAAGGAGTTTATTCTTCGGATTTATAATGACCCCGAATACGTTAACCTAAATGCCATTATGATTGATGATAATTTCAAAGATCACCTCATGAGATACTGCCAAATTATGAACCTGCCACTTCCAGAATATAGAATCGCCGGACACCATGAAGGTATTTTTTACATAGATGCCTATGTAACTGGACAGTTTTATGGAAGAGGTGAAGCCAAAAGTAAAAAACAAGCCGAACAATTAGCAGCTAGAGCATTTTTTGAACAACTTAAAAACTACCAACAATATTAAATTAATATGCACCCCAATGTCAAAGCTCTCATTGAACGGGAATATGCCGCACAAAAGTCAGAAGAATGGCTTGCGCTGCGAGGAAATATGCTTACGGCTTCCGATGCCGCCACCGCAATAGGTAAAAACAAATACGAAACGCCACTGGGACTATTACTTAAGAAATGTGGAGTGGGTGAACGTTTTATGGGAAATGAAGCTACACGTCACGGTGAGAAATATGAAGATGAAGCAAGGATTATCTACGAAGAAAGACACAATGAAGTCGTTCATGAAATAGGTCTTTGTCCACACCCCGAACAAAAATGGCTCGGCGGAAGTCCTGATGGGGTCTCCGAATCTGGAAAGCTGATTGAAATTAAGTGTCCAATGGCTAGAAAAATTGAAGCTTGTGTACCAGAACATTATATGCCTCAATTGCAATTGTGTATGGAAATTCTTGACCTAGAGGAAGCCGATTTTATTCAATATAAACCTGCGGAATTTAACTGGCCCCGCCCGGAAGAGTTTGTCGTAGTAAACGTAAAGAGAGATCGTGACTGGTTCAAAACTTATCTTCCCGTTATGAAAGAATTCTGGGACAAGGTCTTGTATTACAGAGAACATCTGGATGAGTTACCTAAACCCGAAGAAAAACCAAAGCGCACGAGAAGGAAGAAGGAAGAAAAACCCGTTACATGTGAAATAGAGGATGTTCCAGAAGATCATTACCTAAGTCAATAAATCTATATCATTTATTACTTTCTTTCAACAATCTCATGGAGGGGTGCTTCGACACAGCGATACGTTCTTTAAATGGAACATTGCAAAAACCACACCAGGAATATGGCGTTAAATGGATGCTTATTCATGAAATTGCTAAAAATATCGACAAAAAAGGTGGATTTTTGTGTGATGAAATGGGTCTAGGTAAAACTATACAAACTATTTCAGTTATTCTTGGAAATCCCGTAAAGAATACTTTGGTGGTTGTACCAAAAACTATAGTGGAACAATGGTACAGTGAATTTTCCAAGTTTGCACCACAACTGAAAGTTTATGTTTACGATAAACACAAACCCATTCCAGATTGTGATGTATTGATAGCTTCTTACTCGGCGATAGTGGTAAGGGGCAAAGAAAAAAACACAAGAACTGCGCTTCATGAAATACACTGGAACAGGCTAGTACTTGATGAAGCACACGAAATAAGAAACTGGCGTTCAAAAATATTTTACTCGCTAAACATGTTAAAAACGGACATACGTTGGCTGTTAACGGGTACACCCGTATTTAACTCATCAGAGGACTTTATATCGCTTCTTATGTTCATTGGTTACAGTAAAATTACTATTCAGTCAAACTACGAAAAATTGAAAAATGTTTATATTTTGAGAAGAACAAAAGAAAATATAAAGTTACCAAAATGCCACTTTGAAAATGTTGAATTGGACATGTTTGAAGAAGAGAAGAAATTTTATGAAAATGTTTTTTTGGAATCTAGGGATTTTATGAAGAAAGTATTTAAAACATATACAAACACAAGTTTTAAAAATATGGAAATGTTGGAATGTTTACTTAGAGCGAGACAGTGTATGATATGGCCACAAATGTATTTAAATGGTATAGCTAAAAAATATGATTTGGAGCCGGAAATATGGACTGGACGCTCAAACAAAATGGAGACGCTTTTCAGACTTATTAAAGATCACCCCACAGAAAAAACGCTCATCTTCTGTCAATTTGTCGAAGAAATGAATTACATAGAGAAAAATCTAAAAGAATATGATGTGTTTAGAATCGATGGGTCTGTGTCAAAAGAAGATCGAGAAAGTAGAATAAAAGCTTTCAGGGAATCGGCAGATGGTTCGGTGTTTATTATTCAAATAAAATCAGGGGGTCAGGGTTTAAACTTACAACAGGCAACTCGTGTATACATAATGGCACCTGCGTGGAATCCTGCAACCGAGTTGCAAGCTATTGGTAGAAGTCACCGATCCGGTCAAGACAATGATGTCTATGTTAAGAAATTGGTATACAGAGGAGATGATAAGTTTCCTAGCGTAGAAGAATCTATAATGTCTTTACAAGGACATAAATCGGTAATCTGTTCGGAAGTATTAAATGACAAGCGCCTCGAAACACAAGTTCCTGTAAAAAATGCGTCAGCAAAAATTTCAATTTCTGACATCAGGAATATTTTCCATGTATAATATAAAATGTACTCTAAAACGTTCGGAAGCCGAGCTGAAGTTTTCCATGGAACCGCTGAAAAAACGACAGGTGGTCTTATGAAGAAGGATCTCATGATTGGTAACGATGGTCGCATTAAGAGCAAGGCGGCACACGACGCCGCTCTCCAGCGCATGAAGTCTGAAGGTAAGAAGGCGATGGTCAAGGTATTCAAGCCGAAGAAGGGTAAGTTCTCCCTTCAGCCGAAGACGGGTACAAAGGCTTACGAAAAGAAGATGAAGAAGATGGATTAAATCTAAACATACCTTAAATTCGTTATCTTTAGATTCATAAAAATATCATCTTATTATAAATGACTCTCGAAAAGTGGGACGAGTCTGTGCGACTAGCCAAGATAAAACTTGGAAAAAATCCACAAGCATATACGAGAATACAGGGTAAATTGTTAAAAGAGGCGCAGACCATTTATCATATTTTATTACTGAACGACAAACTGAAACCCCTTTAGTCTTTCTGGTTCGAAAATCATAAGTTGATATAGCTTCCATGTAATTCCAAATTTACGATTCAGAAAATAGACACTCGCCATTTCGACAATAGCTCTTCCCGAATTACGTGCATACAGACCATTGACTATTTCGTCTTTTAATCTATTTTTATCGGCGTCAAAAACATGCGCCTTAATGTTTTCGTTAATGTCAATGTCAACTTTTACACGAAACTTCGGAGGATGTCCAGGACTTTCCTTAATATTAGAGTTAAACATGGGCTTAAGCTCCTCGTAGGTCATTTTAGTATCAAAAATCTTTTCACTTTGTTCGGCAACTGCGTGAATAACTTTGTCTTCAATTTGCTTGAGTGTATCATAAAACCTTTTTACGTAGTTGTTTTCTTCATCATAACCATTCATAGAAAAATCAAGATTCCATTTAACTGCACCAACTTCCGGCGTAAAACCAGAAACACCAAACGGTAGATACATTCTCGGGATTTGCATTCTCATAGGTTTATCATCGTTCGTGGAAATTACAATCTTTCTATTGTTGTATTCACTAATTTTAATATCATCGAGTGCCTCAGTGAACTTTGACATTGCTGAATATATAATTCGTTAAAACTTTAAGCTGAACACATAGCACATTCGGGTTCAAGGCTAAATTGAATTGGCCGAGCTTTTGCCTTACTACGTAAATAATACATTCCGGTTTTCAAACCCGATTTCCATGCATACATATGCATACTAGATAATTTTGAAAGAGTCGGACTTTCCATAAATAGATTCATAGATTGTGATTGATCAATAAAACGACCTCTATCCGCCGCCATATCGATAATACACTTTTGACTGATTTCCCACACGGTTTTGTATAGTTTCTTGATTTCGTCCGGAATATCAAGTATATTTTGAATAGATCCACCAGCCTTTACCATGAGATCTTTCATCTCCTTAGACCATAGACCGACACGCTTGAGATCATTGACAAGATGTTTGTTTACGATAACAAATTCTCCGGCGAGTGTGCGTCTCAAATAAATATTAGTTGTGTAAGGCTCAAAGCACTCGTTATTACCCAGAATCTGAGCCGTCGAAGCTGTCGGCATCGGAGCCATCAACAAACTGTTACGCAAACCCCTTGTCTTAATCTTTTCCTTAAGGGTGTCCCAGTCATAATGAAGCTTTGTTTCTCCATCCCACATATCAAATTGAAGAATACCTTGAGAAGCTGGAGATCCTTCGAATGTCTCATAAGAACCGTCTGTTTCTGCTAATTCGCAGCTCGCCTCAAGTGCGGCGTGATACATTGTTTCAAATATACGAGCATTGATTTCCCTCGCTTCATCAGATTCAAATGCAATTCTGTGTAAAATAAATACATCGGCGAGACCCTGTACACCCAAACCAATTGGTCTGTGGCGCATGTTTGATTTCTTTGCAGTTTCAACGGGGTAAAAATTTCTATCAATTACTTTGTTTAGATTTTTGGTGACAGTTTTGGTAACTTCGTGGAGCTTTTCATAGTCAAATGTACCAGTTTCTGGGTTCACGTACTTTGGAAGAGCGATAGATGCCAAATTACAAACAGCCGTTTCGTCCTTATCTGTAAATTCAATAATTTCAGTACAAAGATTGGAACTCTTAATCACACCTAGATTCTTTTGGTTTGACTTTTTGTTACATGCATCCTTGTAAAGCATATACGGCGTACCCGTTTCCGTTTGAGACTTCAAAATAGCTTTCCATACATCTGCGGCAGGGAGTGTTGCGTTTGCTAGCCCTTCTTCTTCATACTTTGTGTACAAAGCTTCGAATTCTTCTCCCACTACATCTGAAAGTCCGCGAGCCTTATCTGGGCAGAAAAGTGACCAATTCCCACCTTCGGCAACTCTCTTCATGAAAAGATCGGGAATCCACAAAGCAGAGAAGAGATCTCTGCATCTGGCTTCCTCATCACCCTGGTTAAGACGCAGCTCAAGGAACTCCATGATATCAGCATGCCATGGCTCGAGATATACTGCAATAGAACCCTTTCTGCGACCAGCTTGATTCACATAGCGAGCAGTCGAATTAAATACACGCAGCATAGGAATAATACCATCTGATTGACCATTTGTGCCTCTAATACGAGACTTGTTAGATCTCACATCATGGATATGCATACCAATACCACCAGCCCATTTAGAAATTTGCGCACATTCAGTAAGCGTACCATAAATTCCATTAATAGAATCTTCTTTGTTTGCAATTAAGAAGCAACTGGACATTTGTGGTCTGGGTGTTCCTGCATTAAATAATGTGGGTGTTGCGTGAATGAACAAACCCCTGGACATTTTTTCGTATGTTTCCAGAATAGAAGGGATATCGTCGCCATGGATACCAATAGCCACTCTCATAAACATATATTGAGGTGTTTCCATCAGTATACCATCAATTCTTTGCAGGTATGATTTTTCAAGAGTCTTAAGACCGAAATATCCAAATTCATAGTCTTGCTTCGTTACAATGTCGTCCTTAACACGACCCGCAATCCTAGAAACTTCTTCGGTTACGATACCAGCTTTGAACAACTTCTTCATAGAGATATGAAAGTTATTTGGGCAAATTTTTTGAATATTACTCGCCACGATGCGAGTTGCGAGGACTTCGTAATCTGGATCTGACGTAATCATACCGATGCAGATTTCTGCGGAAAGAGTATCTATTTCTTGTGTAGTTATTCCGTCGTATAATGACGAAAAAACCTGCTGTGAAACTTTCGAAGAATCAATATTTTCCGAAAGTTCATATGTCAATGCTTTGATCCTGTTGGTGACCTTATCGAAACGCATGTCTTCAACATGACCGGAACGCTTAGTTACTCTCATCCTTCACTATAAGTAATTAACATGAAATATTTTTAAACCATTTACTTCAAAAGGCTGTTTATTTGTTCACTCCTGACCGTAGCCGGACCAAGTGTTTCAAACTTGCGGTCGGCTTGGAGGAGATATGTGTTCACGTTGTATAAACCATGTTCACCAGCCTTGGATACAGGAGGATAAGATCCGATCATTGTCGTCGGCGGGCGCTTTTCTTTGTTGGTCGATTTTTCGGCGTATACCGTTTCGAAGTCAGCGGCGTTTAACATTTAGTATTTACAGATAGTTTTTTTTTCGGAGGTTATACTAAATGAGTGACAGTCTCCACCTCAATTCTATCAAGCAATGTCAAACTCCCCTGAACACCTTGTTCTTTTCCGAATTCAACACCAACCTGATTCAGCGTGCGATTCGTCAACAATTCAAAAATGAAACGGGTATATCTATCGATTATCAAAATAAAGACGACATCTTCGCCATCATGCGGGTTGTTTTTATCAACAACGCTTCCGAACATTACAAAAATGTGAACGCGCAAGTCAAGTTCATGAACGAAATGGTCATGAAGACTGCTCTTTCGCAAATTAAAACGGGTGTGTCCCAATATGTTTCTTATGTTCGCGATATAGACACCCTGAGTATGCCGATTGACCGCCCGGTTAATACCAGTACTTTTGGTAACAAATTGGACTCGGCTATTGGTAAGATTGGTATTAATTAAAGTTTTGGAGATATGCTAATGTAAGATGACGACCTTGAATTATTACAAGACAGAAACGGAGAAAGTGTGCCGCTCTAAGGGATGGGATAAAGCTGCGGTGGATACCGTATGGCTTCTCCTTACAGAAGAGGTCGGCGAACTCGCATCCGCTATTCGACAATACAAAAAAACTTTTAAAAAGACGGGTCTAAAAAAGGAAAGAGGTACAGACGTCATGATGGAGATGGGTGACGTATTCAGTTATTTATTTCAATTAGCTCACATGCTCGATGTAGATCTAGATACTATGTGGTCTGAGCATATAAATAAAGTTTCTCAGAAGAAATATAATCTAAATTATAAGTAAATGAGTTCATTTATGCTTGATGACAAAAACACGATAAATGACATAAATCCTTATGTCACACGTGATTTCTCTTTACCTGGTTCTTTAAGAAAGTCTTCTGATTTTGCAGACTTTGTCGATGAATACGGAAGGCAAGAAAAGGACTCGTTTGGTGGAAACACGAGTCCTATATGTGATTACGGTATTACAGCGGGTGATAGAACGGGTGATTTGTGCATGGGTGGTTGTAAGGGTGTACCCAAGGACAAGATCCTTCATCCTAAAAGAAATATCGATAAAGGCGAAACTGCTTTACCCAAGAAGGTTAATGTATCTCAAATGTATGAAAATGCTGTCATTTACAAGTATACTAACATGTATGTTGTAGTTTTAGGACTTATATTAGCTCTGATTCTATTAACTTTAACACGTTAAAAAGTTTTTCAAGACGTCTGCAACTGATACACGATTCAATCGCATCAGGCAATGTATCTTTACACATTCTTTTCATTAATTCACGTTGCCACTCTGATTTCACATTGAAATACGGTGGTTCAAAGCTTGGATCTATAATTTTAAGAGAACGAACTGTACGCATGAGTTGTTTATTTGATGGACTGCCCATGTTTATATTTTCTACAATCAAGCAACACAAACGTTGGTAAATTTCTGTACTTTTTGCCACCATGGAGTTTAAAAAGTTTTCGTATGGAAGATTTCGGTTATTTGACGTAAGTTCTACCCAGTCACACAATGGAACGGTACAGAAATTATCCACAAACGTCTCATATTCTCTCTTTTCCGGAACATATCGCACGTATTCAATTTGCACGAAATCATAGTTATCTTCGACGTCGTTTATGTACTTCGCAGAGCTAAAAATGGATGTCACCATATGTTTTAAATGTGATTGATTTCTCTAATTGACTACCTAAGTTAGACCCATTTGTTGTTAAAGATAAGTTAAAAAAAGACCCACATTACGTCCATGAAATATTCGTCTATAGCGAACAATACATTCTCTTATTTACTCACAATTAATGAATTTCGCAACGGTATTGAGGAAAGTCTTAGACCATCATGGATAAAGATTACAACTATCACAATGATCTCTAGTTTTTCTAGAACGATTGACGTACAAAAGTTGAGAAGTGTTTTTGATGATGGTAAAGTCATTAAAGTTGTGAAGGAAAATGGTAACAGAGACCGTTTTTTTGAATGGAAACTTAAACCAACTTCTTTCTATAATCAAGTTACTTTGTCTTACAATGATGTATATAGTACAAAGTCTATAAAGGTATTCCCCAATGGGAGTATTCAAGTTGCTGGATGTTCGGATTTGTATGACTGCAAAAGAATTATCAAGCAATTGAGTTACATTTTCAAAAAGTATCTTGGTTTTGACGAAGAAATACCCGTGGATTCTTTCAGGGTTGTTATGATAAACTCAAACTTTAGTTTGAACTACAATCTCAACCTTATGCGCGTGACTTCACACTTTGAATCTGCAGGTGATGTTTTCAAGGTTTCTTTTGAACCGGACAGATATTCGGCTGTCAAAATCAAATTTAAACCTGCAGATGATATGAAAGAGATCACAACAAGTATTTTCAGCACAGGTAAAATTATTATCACAGGAGCCGAAACTTTAAAAGAGATTGCTTTTGCATATAACATCATAAATCAACACATCAACGAAGATTTGGCCATTCGTGTCTCACCAACTACAGAAACGGATGTGTTCAATGTTTTCCTTGGGTATAAGTCAGATGACTTTGTTGAATATGTAAAGGGTCTTGGATATAATTCTTGGACAAAAACAATCACTAATAGAAAAATTAATTTCTGATCTAATATTAAACAAAATGTCTCAGAGACTTGGTATGGCCGACGGTCGCTGCTTCACTCTCAGCTCGTCCTCTCAGCTTTTAAACAACTACATTATGTACAATCAGGGAATCAAGTTGGAAGATAACTACTCTTACCGCCAACTTCTTCAAAAGACTGGCCCGGAACTTATTGAACAGTTACAATCTACACAAGATCGAGGAGCTCCGTGCAACGTGTGCGACAAGCCTCTTATCGATACAAGAAACATTTACTAAACACGCAAAATTCCCAAAAAAAGATTAGTTATATAATCTATAATGTCAACATGTTCCATATGTCTCAATGAAGTGAGACAGACTAGGAACAATCCACCGATAAGGTGTGGTCATGTTTTCCATTCATCATGCCTAGATGAATGGAAAAGCAAGGGTCATAATACATGTCCATTATGTAGAAAGATTTTTGACGCCTCTAATTTTAATATAATTGTAACTATACAAAATAATTATGAAGCGACGTCGAATACATTGTCAATGACAAACGAAGATGATATTTTCAACATAATAGATATGTTTGATATTAACTTTAACGTAAATGATACAGAAGACTTAAATAGTATACTATCCGACCTTCGGATGAGTCTTTCCGACTTTGATCCCTCTATCCTTAACACAGAATGAACTACAGTATTTTTCGTAGTTCAAGCCCGGATAGTTTCTAGACGCCTTACGTGGATCGTGTATAACCTTACCTTTCGCATCAGTGAGAAGTGGACCGGTGGCCCAGCCCCGCTTGTGACTGAAAATATTAGCCTTGAATATTATTCGCTTTCCGACTTGAAAT